GGAGAGGAGCGCGCTCTGGACGAAGCGGTAGGCCGCGCCCTGCTGCGCCGCGACTTGCTGCGTGTATCCGTCAAGCTCGCTAGCCGATATGTTCATCGCCCTCGCCCCTTGGCTGCGGCGGCTGCTTCGCGGTCGCGGCCTGCATCGCCGCCTGCGACGCCGCCTGGACGATCGCCGCCTGGCGCATCTCGCGCAGAACCTCGTCGATGACGGGCTCCGCGTACCCGAGGTCGCGCCAGAACTGGCGTGTGAGCGAGTAGGAGGGTGCCGCGCTGTTCACCTTGATGGCGAAGTCGGCGTTCGCCGCCTTGGACGGGCGCAGGACGTCGGCGAAGCGCGGGGCGATGTCGGCGTTGGCGAACGCCTCCACGTCCTCGGTGCCGAGCGCCATGCGGGCGATGTTGCCCAGCGCGATTCCGTTCATGCGGTTTACGTGCTCGGCCTCCACGATAAGCCGCTGCTGCGCGGCGAACATAGCCTCGGAGGACGTGGGGTTGTCGAAGACGATTCCAACCTCGTCGAGCGGAACGCAAGCCTCGCTTGCGAACTGCTTCCCGAGCATCTCCAGGTGGTCGATGTGCGGCTGCATGGTCATCTGCGAGAGCTGCCCGAGCTGCGGGACGTCGCCGTTCTTGTTCGGCGTGACCAGAAGCATGCTGTCCGCGTACATCTCCACCTTGCGCTTGGCCATGTCCTCGGCGGTCTTCTTGTCCACACCGAGCAGGTAGCGCATCGGCCACGTGTAGAAGGTCGCCGTTATCTCCGTTCGCGAGCCGACGCACAGCGCGCGGTTGATGAGGCTGCGCACCGTCGCGTTGATTCGCGACTTGCCGAACGGGCGGGTGAGCGACGGGCGGTATCGGAGCGGCTCCATGAGCGGTCGCCCGAACGGGTTCGCCGCCTTCTCGGACTCCCACGAGTCGCCGACCTTGCGGCACGAGTAGGTGTACTCGTCCGTGTACATGTTCACCCACGTCGGCACGCGGTGCCCGCCCTCGTCCACGTCGATGTCAACGACGCAGATTCCAGCTTTGATGCGCTTGCGGCGCTCGTCCCAGATTGCCGCCGCGTCGAGTGCGGAGTGAGCCGACACGATCGCGCCAGGCTCGCCCTCAAGCCCGCGCGAGACGGTGATGAAAGCGCACGAGTCGGTGAGCTCGCTCGTGACGGCCTGCTCGTAAAGCTCGACGAGGGAGCTTATCGGCACGATGGATTCGAGCGTCGCCGCGTCCTCTCCGTCGAACCCCTCCAGCACAGAGCGGTTTGCGAGCACGTCCACGCACTTGCCGCCCCAACCCGAGACGACGCCGAGGTCTAGCAGCTCTTTCGGCATCGAGGAATCGACGGCGACTGGCTTTACCTTGCCCCGGTAGTACGCCTCGTTGCGGATGTTGGAGCTCAGGTGCCGCTGCCATTCGGCCAGCAGCGCGTTGAACACGTCCACCTCGTCGGCATCCAAGTCCATCATGGACGGGCTGACCTGGTAGAGCGTAGGGTTGTCTTGAGTCATAGAATCACGCATCCCCCGTCAGGGTCTCTCTTTGTTGTCTTAGCCGCCCAGTAGGCGATCACTGCGGCCTCTATAGGCGTTGAGTTGTCGCCGCCGTAAGCCCATCCGCCGTCGCTGCCTATCGGGCGCTTGCGGGCTTCCGTGGCGCTGGAGTTGAGAGCCGACTGGGCGTCGCCCTCCCCGCCGTCCCAATGGGTCACTGACTTGTCTATGAGCGCTTGGGAGAACATGGAGGTCGCGTTCACCACGTCACTCGTCGACGTGGCGAACAGGGCTTGGCGCGGGTAGTGCTCGCGGAGCCTGTCCAAAAGCGCGGCGGCGCCGTTGCGCCCGTCCACTGCTATCGCGGCGGTCGTGTCCGCCATCTGCTCGGTGCAGAGGAAGTTTGTGAGCCACGACAGGCCGTCGGCGAGCGTGCCCTGGCCGATGTGCTCCACGTAGGCGCTGCCGTCCTCTTGCAGGCGGCATGCGCACAGGGCGATTTGGGAGCCGTCGGGTGAGAACTTCACCCCGAACGCCTTCTTGCCGCTCGTCGGCACGTCGGCGCGCGCGAGTGCGAGCGAGTGCCAGAGGGACTCGTCGATGACGCTCGCGCTGCTCGACCCGCTCCACCAGTCCAGGCGCTCGTGCGCGAATCCCGAGATGTTGCCCTTCGCGCCCGCGAACTCCGATTCCGTGTACCCTTCGTCGAGGACGTACCCCATGGACGGGTTTGACTCGTAAATCTCGTCCAGGATGTCCGCGAAGGTGCAGTCCTTGGGCGGCAGCTTCGGCGTCGCCCAAGACGCCCAGCACATGCGGCGCATGCCGCCCTCCAGGATGGACTTGCGGACGCGCGCGAACACGGTGCCCGCGCTGCGCTCGTTTGGCGGGGTTCCCATATAGATGATCTGGCGCTCGCCGGTGGAGGAGGCGGACAGGGTGTAGGCGATCGCGTCGTACTGCGTGTCGGTGAGCTCCTGCGCCTCGTCGTACACGACCAGCTGGATGTCGTCGAAGCCGCGCGCCGTGCCGTTCGTGCGCGCGATGAACTCGATGGAGCCGCCGTTCTTGAGGTAGATTGCCTCCTCGCCGTTGGTGCGGCGGATTCTCTCCACCAGCTCCATGAGCTCGGGGTGGCGCTCGTCGGTGAAGTACTTGGCCAGTCGGTTGAACGCCTTCTTGGCCGTCTTCACGCGGTGCGCGGTGTGCAGGATGTGCCAGCCGCACACGGCCAGGCGGTACGGCTCGTAGACCTCCAGCGCGGCGTTCTTGCCGTTCTGGCGGGGCACGTCCAGGCCGCACGTGACGTAGGTTGGCTTGCCGTCGCTGTTGCAGGCGCACCAGTCGGCAAGTATCAGCCGCTGCCACGGGAATGGCGAGATGCCCAAGTCCTCGCCGAGGGCGATCGCGTCGTCGGCCTCGGTGTACGCGACCTCGCCCTCGCGGTAGGCCCTACGCGGTTCCTGCCTGCCTTTTCGCACGGCGTCCCGAGACGATCGTGAGGACGGTTGCTTGCTTGGCGGCATTCGCGTCCTCCTTCTCGTGGGTGTCGCAGATTCCCAGCTGCTTGTTGAGCTGCCGAATCTCCGCGCTTGCAGTTTTCAGGGTGCTTATCTGGGGGAAGGCCTTGAGGTCGCCCATGTCGTTGCTGTAGGCCGTCTGCCCGCCGAAGCTGTCAAGCTCGTCCTGGGCGGTGTCGGCTATCTTGTACCACTGGCAAAGCAGGGATAGCGCGGGCGCGTCCGACTGGGCGAACTCGCGGCCTTGGGTGAGCTCGTCCCACTTCGCTGACTTGAAATCGTCCGCCTCGATGGACGGAGGCTTCTTGGGCGGCATCGCGCACCTCTTTTCGGCAATAAAAAAGCCGCCCCGAAGGACGGCTGTTGGTAAATCTATCGATAGGGTTATTTGAATTGCTTTAGCATCTGGCCGAAAAAACTGAGCTCACTTGGCTCGTAGATAAGCGAGCCACCGTCTGCAGTCGCATAGACGCCGCACGGCAGATAACAACCATCTGGGAGAACGTAAAGGTTTCCATCCCTGGTCATATCGTTCGGGAAAAACGGCATCCCATACGCATCGGTCGGGAGGTCTTCAATGTTGGCTGTCTCACGCCTCATAGTGTCATCCTAACCCGATTACCAGTAATTACCGAGCTTCTTTGTGATGAGTTTCCCTGTCCTCTTGCCTTGCGGGGAAAACGTTATATCGATACCTATTTTAGCAAACTCCGAAGTGTATGCATGGTTTACAGCATCCCACAGAGCCCTTTCGCTCTGAAATCTCTTGCCTTTTAAGTCTCTATTGGCACGTTTGGCCGCTGCGCTTGCCTGTTCAACCGATACGTTCTTCCTTACCTTCGCCGAGTAGGTACCCTCGCGCGCGGTTGCAACCATACGGTTTACTTTTCCGCCGGTTCTTGAATAAGCATCCGCAATGAAGACAAGATCGTCCTCCGAGAACGGGCCTCCCCATTTTTGTCCATCCTTACCTCCATGCGGGTGGTTGTGGATGACCGTGGAGACGCCTTTTTCCTTGGCGACTGTCGACAGCGGGGCAACCAAAGTCTCTCCCTCTTTGTTTGTTGAGCCGAGAGAGTGGACGTAACCAGCATCGTCAATGTATGCTGAGTATTCAACTTTCTTGTCCATCAATTGCTCTCGGAACCTTGCGATTGCCGCTTCAGTGGTTGTTCCAGCGGCTGTGCCGCGATTCAGCGAGGCAACAGCGTACTTGCCAAGAGACGTATCGTCTATCGCCCCGCCAGAATTCCCCGAATACGAATACACGCCCCTACCGCCCATGAAATCCACCTGCCTTGTATTCCACAACCTCGCAGCTTCCGAAATCGAATCCGATATTCTTTCCGTAGAGAAGCACGCGTGGCGGCTCCAGGCGCTTCATGGCCTCGCGCATGCCGTCGTGCCAGACCTTCTGCGCATCCTTGTCCTTGGCAACTCCGACCGTGGACGTCGCCACGGTCGAGTGCTTAGGGATGCCCTTGAAGCAGAAGCGGTAACTGGACGGCTGCGCCCATGAGAGCGTGGGCACGACGGTTATCCCGTGCTGCGCCCAGTACCAGCCGAGCGCCGCGCTGCGGTAGCGGTTCCACTCCTGCATCGGATCTGGCATGTCCATATACAGGCTGAAATCTGGCGTGAGCACGCAGTCGTAGCCGCGCAGAACGTCCAGGTAGCGCTCTGGTCGCTGCCACAGCCGTTCGAACTGGTAGTCGTCGATGAAGAAGTGGCACCCCTTGCCGCGCTTCCGGTCGCTCGGCGTGCTCTTCGCAAAGTTGAAGCCCTGAAGCTCGGCGGGCTTCGCGTCCGCCTTCGGGAGCTTCGGGAATCCGTCCCTGCCGCAGTCAGTCCGCGAGCAGATGCCGAGGTTGTACGCGTCGTCGGTGCGCAGCCGCTCCGCACCGTAAGGCAGAACCTTGGACTTGAAGTCCAGCCCGAAGCGGCTCATGTCCATGTCCTTGAGGCTGCGCACCTCCTCGCGCAGCATGGACTTGTTGTACGTGGCGATGTCGCCAGTCTTGTTGTCGGCGATTCTGAACGCTTTGATTTGGTCTGGCGTGAGGTCGTCGCAGTACTCGATTTTCTCGTCAGGTATTTCCGTCCACCCCAGCGACTTGCACGCTGCCACGCGGGTGTGGCCGAACACGATCACGGGGTTCTCGCGCGACTCGAGCCCGATGGTGCCGCGCAGGCCGAACTCCTTGATGGACTCCGCGACCTTCGGTATCGCCTTCTCGTTGTGCCGCGCGTTGCGCTCGTACGGGATTATGTCGGCGATGAGCATGAAACCCCCTGTCTACCAGGTATTTTGTTTTCGTCTGGGAAAAACCCGCTATTGGGGGGTATTTCGGCCCTGGTGCCCCTGGGTGGCCGCGGCCCGCGCGAGAAAAGACCCCCCTGGGGTCTCGGGCGAGGCTCTTCGTCACCAGTCTGTGGTCGTCTGAGCAGGCGATATGAAGGGCATTATCATTCTTCCCTTCTCGAACAGCTTCGCGGCCCTCACGAACTCCAGAGGGGACGAGAGGGGGGCTTGCGAGAGCACGGCGTCAGCGATGGCCCGCGTGAGCTGCTCGCTCTTGTTGCCGCGCCAGTTGTTGCAGCACGCGTGCGCCGGCGCTGTGTTCTCCAGGTCGAAAGGTGAGCCGCCGCGGCTCACCGGTTTGAGCTCGTCGCACTCGAACGCGAGCGGGTCTCCGTGTGCGATGCCGTAGTCGATCGGCATGCGGCATATCCAGCAAGGGGCA